ACCTAATCTAATAACCACAAGCCACACGGAAAGGAAAAAAGAAAATGAATGGCGACGGGTACAACGGCTTTCACGTCAATTCCTTGATCAACAATCTTAACATGAAAACGCTCTTTAACGGGGATGCTTTTCAGAGGATTGCGGCATTTCTTGATTCACCAATTGTTCATCCTGACGCACTTGTTGACATCAGGAGAATGAGGGATGCCACCGAATACGACACCGAACTTGAGGAATTGGTTAGAGTGGCATCTTCTACATGGTGCGACATGGAAGTTTGCATGAATACAGTCAAGTTCTATTATACGCATAACCGGTTCATTCGAGTCCACAAAGATTACGCGGTGTACCGAAACCCGCGTATTGAAGTCAAACTGTCGAAAAAGGAATTCAAGTGTTGGCGTGAACGCTTTATTGACTACCCGAAGGCTGCAAAATGATTACCGACGCATTTCACGGGGATGAGTTCCAGCGTTTCGCTGAATTCGTGGACCGCAATTTTATGAACGCTGACCTGAAAAAAGCGCAGAAAGAACTTCGCGAGGGTCTTGATGACTATGATACGGATTTTGAGAATGTCGCTCTCAAGGCACTCAATATCTGGGGCGAAGTAACGCTTGCTCCGGACTGGATCAGGTTCCATTACATCACGGGCGACGTCGTGGTGTACAGAGAGTTTGCGCTGTACGTCAATGGCGCACAGTCCTACAAGCTTTCCGCCAAGGAATTTTATTGCTGGAGGGCGAGATACCTTGACTGGTGAAACAACAGAGCCACTTCTGAGGATGTGGGATCCTGACAAGTGGCGTGACAAGGTGAACGACCGAGGTTTGGAATGCTCGTTTGAGTATTCCAGTGACAAGCGCTGCCAAATCCACTGTAGTGCAACGATCTACAGGCCACACGTGTGGGCCGAATTGATTCGGGAAGGGGATTATATTTACGGCTTCGTTTTGAAAAGAGGGTCATTGAGTTGGCGAAAAGTTGAAGAGACGGAGATTCTCAAGTATTTCCCCGGAGAACTACTTCCCGAATTTGCGGAGAAAAACGATCTTCCTTCGCAAGTGACAATTGAATATGGACAGGAATCACTTTTTAAAGAAAGGAACAGTGATGAGTGAAGTTGCAACCATTGAGGAATACGTCCCCGCGCCCATGACGGCGCTGGAAAAAGAAGACAGCCTCAGGAGTCAGATTTACGCTCTGAAGAACCCCGGCACCACGGTGGCCACCAGTTTCCCCGTGACCGACTCGAATTCTCTGAAAGTTTTCGAGCTCATCGGGACTGCGGAGCCCCTGGAAGAGCACGTGGATGAAGCATTCGAGCTTGTCCACTACGTCGCCCAGATTGTCGACTTCACCACGGACGACGGCACTCTGGACAAGGGAATCCGGATTGTCCTGGTGACCAAGGACCTCAAGGGCTTTTCAACCATGTCTGATGTTGTCCGGAGTGATCTCCAGACGCTTATCGGGCTTATGGGCGAGCCATCGGAGTGGTCTGCGCCGATTTGGATCAAGGGCGTCAAGGAGAAGAGCAACAAGAAACGAGAGTTCCTTACTCTCAGGGCAGCAGTGAAGTAGACTTTCGGAAAGGAGGGGCGGGCAGTTGAATGGCTGCCCGCCCTTTGGCCATGAACATCGGCGAAAAACGGCGCCTCATAATGCAAGAGATAAAGAAGGCGCGACGTAAAATAAATCGCTTCATCAAAATGGGTGTCAAAGGCCTCAATCTGTCTTTTGTTGAACTAAGAGATAAATCAAAAATAGGTCGCTATACCTTTAAGCAGGCGGACTTTTACCTCAAGAAGTTGCAGGACTTCAACTCTCGAAAGCATCAATACGTTCAACTCGGTAAGGGCAAGTGGATTGAGCGCGCAAAGTGGCAGAAGTACAAGGAGGCAGAGGCAAGACACAATAAACACGTTCAGAACCTTCAAAAGCGCTTTGAGAAAATGCCCAGTCCCAACGAGTTTCTCTCAATGGCTGAACTACGCAGAATGACAATTCCCGACAATCCCGCTCGGACCAAGATGCCTTCGCCGAGTGATATTCACGAGGTTCACCGCATACCGAAGAATGTGCCCAACGAAAGGGCACTAGAAAAACTTACGGACAAGTACAATGAGGCACTCACTGCTGAAGGTAAGAAGCGGAAAGTTGAATCCTACCGGCGGACTATCAATTCCATGCTTGACTACATTGCTCCGGAATTGAGTGAGCAAATTGATAAATTGACCGATGAACAAGTCCGCATGCTATGGGTTTACAACACGTATTTTGCACAAGACCTTTCTTTGTGGTACTTGACTGTCAAGGAACGGATGGAGGGTAAGGACACCGGAGTCTTCCGAAGATACTGGGAAGGGACGGAGAAAAGCAGCAGGAAGAATGTCACTGAGGGCCTGGAATGGATAAAGAAGCAAAAGCCGGGGGCACGGTTCAAAAAACCGCGCTGAATTACGGTTTTGCTGATTTTGAGACCACTACCGATCCAGAGGACTGCCGTGTTTGGGCGTGGGGCCTTTGTGATGCCGGTAAGGACGTCACGCCTGAACAATGTCTACTGGGGAATGCCATTGAAGGGTTTCTCTCCGAGTTGGCAAGGGGCACCTACGACAAGGTTTATTTTCACAATTTGGCGTTTGATGGGGATTTTGTTCTCTCATTCTTGATGCAGCGAGGCTTCAAGATTGTCGAAAACAAACCCCAGAAAGGTGAGATAAGCACGCTCATATCCAACATGGGCAAATACTATTCAATTGAGATTCGATTCCGTACTGGCATCAAAGTAACTCTACTGGACTCACTCAAGAAACTTCCCTTCTCCATCAGTGGGATTGCCAAGGCCTACGATCTCAGCGAACAGAAGCTACACATTGATTACGACGAATACAGGCCACCGGGCCATGAACTCACGGAGGATGAACGAAAATACCTCATCAATGATCTTTTGATTGGCGCCAAAGCCATTGCTTTGATGCTGGAAGAGGGAATGACAGCCCTTACAATCGGGAGCGATTCGCTGAACACGTACAAGGCAATGATGCCAGCTTTTGTTCGTAGATTTCCAGAACTTCCAATTGAATATGACGACGACTTCAGGCTTGCCTACCGTGGCGGTTGGACATATCTTAATCCAAAATACGGTCGCCAGATTGTGGGACCCGGAACTGTTTATGACGTCAACTCTCTCTACCCGTGGGTAATGAGGACCCAACCCCTTCCTTGTGGTAATCCGCGTTGGTTCAATGGGTTCCCGTGGGAGGACAAGGCTTTCATCATGTCGATCACCTTCACTGCTGAATTGAAGAGGAATCATTTTCCGATCATTCAGGTGAAGGGCAATCCAATGTTCGTTCCCACTCAATATCTTGATGTCATTGAGGACCCGATCATGCTATCCGTCACAAGCGTTGATCTTGCAATGTGGCAAGAACATTATGACATGGACATACTCTCATACAACGGCGGCTACTACTTTGAAACCGAGACCGGCTTTTTTGACGAATACATCGATCACTTCATGGAGATAAAAGCATCTTCAAAAGGCGGAAAGCGCACACTCGCCAAACTTCACTTGAACAGTTTGTATGGCAAATTTGCCTCCCGTCCGCGTGTAACTGGAAAATATCCCATTCTGGAAGACGGGGTCATCAGGCTTATTGAGGGGGAAGAACAGGTCAAGAAACCCATATATACCCCACTCTCAGTTTTCGTGACCGCCTATGCACGCAAAAAGACAATAGAAGCGGCTCAAGCAAATTACGACAACTTCATTTACGCTGACACCGATTCCATTCACGTCATCGGTGATGTCCCGGAAGGTTCAATGGAGATTCACCCAACAAAACTTGGCGCGTGGAAAAAGGAATACAACTTTGACTACGCCACCTTTTGGCGAGCCAAAGCATACACTGAAAGAAAAGTCGATCTCGAAAAAAAGGAAGTACTTGGTTATGAAACACACATAGCCGGGCTCCCTAGGGAGATAGCCGATGAAGTGCGGCTTGGCGATTACTGGGCCGGCCATGAATTGACGGGCAAGCTCAGAGCCAAGCGGGTCAGGGGCGGAACTGTGTTGGTTGACACCCCTTATCGAATAGACGTATGATTCTTGCAGGCGGGCGCCCGGCGGGAGCATTAGGGAAGCCACCCTTGACCGGGCCCTACTCCGTCCGTGTGGCAGCGGCTCGGGCGTCACGCCGCTGAACGTCCATCGTGGCCGCTGCCGGAAAGCAGGAAACATGGCAGACAATGACGACGCTCTTGAAGCCCTGGAAGAGGCCGGAACCGGGGAAGCCGAGGACGCGGAGGCGGCAGAGGGGGCGTCTTCCGGACCCGAGGCGGAGGAAACCAGTGAAGACAGCAGCGGCTCCGGCGAGGGCGCAACGGCTGAATCCGCGGCCGAGCAGATTGCTGCACTCGCGGCACGAATCGACGGAATCGCCAATGAGATAGGGGAGATCAGACGCTGGTTCAAAATGAGCACAATTGACGATGGAGAATCGGAAGAGGGGCCGGATGATCTTTCATTCGACGCTCTCGCGGATTTTATTATTGGGGAAGGCTGATAAATGCAGAAAGCAACAAACAAACAGATTCTGGACACCATCCACGCCAACGCCTCGCCGCTGTACAAAATGTCGGTTCCTCAGGCCACGAGGACGAACATCAAGGCACTCGGCAAGAAAATCATGAAAGACCGCAGTGTCTACAACGAATTCATGAACGCCCTGATCAACGTCATCGGCACCATCACCGTACAGGGCATGGACATGTGGGAGAATCCGTTGAAGGGTTTCAAGCGTGGAAAGCTTGAAGCCGGCGGGCGTATCGAGGACATTTATGTTGGCATGGTCAACGAGGAAACCTGGTACGCCAACGAAGATTATTCCGACGGGGAAATCTGGAAGCGCAACCTTCCGCCCGTTGAGAGCCTCTTCTATGAGACCAACAGGACCCCGATGTATGAAGTGAGCGTGAATCATTCTCTTCTCGGGCGAGCATTCCTCAGCGACACGGGCCTGTCTGATTTCGTGGCGCAACTGATGGCTGCCCCGCAGAAACGCGACGAGTACAATGAATTCCTGTCAATGACTTCGCTTTTCGCGGACTACAACGACAACAACGGTTTTTACAAGATCCACCTGCCCAACATCAATTCACTTGACGCTACAGAAGGCGACATCAAACAAGCCCTGAAGGTGTTTCAGGCCACCGCTGGAAACATGAGTTTCCCGGACACCAAGTTCAATGCTCTGAAGGTTTTCCAGCATTCCAAGCGGGACAAGATGCACTTGTTCATCACCCCGGAGTGCCTGGCGAACATCAATGTGGGGGCATTGGCCGTGCTGTTCAACATGGACAAGGCCGAGATTCCATTCCGAATCCATGAGATCCGGCAGCAGGAACTCAACATCCCGAACGCTCAGGCCGTTCTTGTGGATGAAAAGTTCTTCGTGTGCGTGGATACGTTGTACGAGAACACGTCCATTCAGAATCCGAAGGGTCTGTATTGGAATTACTTCCTGCATCATCACGAGATCATCTCGTATTCGCTTTTCGCGAACGCGGTCCTTTTCACCAGCGACACTGTTGCGGAAACCGATCTGCCGACCTCTGAGATTGAATCCATCACGGCTGTGAATATCACGGACGCCGACGGGCAGCCTGCCACCGAGCTACAGCCCGGGTTCATGTACCGGGCTCGTGCCACCGCGAAAAAGAAGACTGGGTCTTCCGAGGTGTTGGAGGACATGATTCTCTACACCATCGATGACGCCAAGTCCCAGCGAACCTATTGCACCCCCGACGGTGACATCCGCATTGGCCGGGACGAGCCGAACGGCACGTTGCATCTCACGGCAAAGGCTTTTGATTCCAAGACGGTCAGCAAGACTGTTGAGTTGACGGTCAAGGGCAAGAACATTGATTGGCCTGTTCCGTGAGAGAGCCAAGCGAAGCAATTCAGGCCCTGAAAGGGACATTGCGCGGCAATCTCCCTTCAGGGTGCTGGTTCGGACAAGACATCGGGGAACCCAACTGCGTTGTCCGGAATGGCAAAAAAGTCGACCTCAACTTCGAGCATTCCTCCGGGTATGCGCTTGACGTGATCGTTGTTCCCAAGGTTGGCCAGAGAGCGAACCAGGAACAGCGTGCCAAAGCGATCGCCATTGTCAATTGGTGCATTGAGAATTCTAGGGCTATTGGTCTTCGTTGGGTTATCTGGGATTACTACGATGATCTTTGCGCCTGTTCATATAATCCCTCCCGGGGTTCATGGAAGCGGCTTTACAGGGGAGGGGTGTCAGAGGCTCATGCTGATCATGTTCACATTTATCTTGACGGTAGTGGCCCTTTTAGCAATCTTGACATGACGCCACTCAACCGATGGAAAAACAATGGAAAGGAAATTGACGAAATGACAGTTCAAGAGCTCCACAGCGAGTTGAATGAGAATCCGATGCTGAGCCTTATCGCGTCGCGGCTTGGGGCACTTCTCACTGTCACTGAGAAGTTGCTTCCTGAACTTGTCGAAGAAATCAAGCGGCTTCATGCCACCGTATCTTGATTTGGTTTTCGCGGCCTCCGTGCTTGCCTCAGTGGGTGTCCTCTACGGGCACCTACTGGGCCGGGTAAAGGAGCTGGAAAGCAATCTGAAACACGAAAACAATAGAATAAACAAACTCTGGGCCGCCTACCGCCGTCTTGTCGACATGTATTACAGGTACAGGCGGGAAAACAGCCCAGAACCTCCCGAACTGGAAGATATCTGGAAGGAAAAGAATGCTTGAAGTCATGACCGTCCCGGCCGTTGTTGCAATGGTCAACGCATTCAAGAAACTGAATCCGCCCGCGTGGCTACTGCCGTTCGTGGCCGTACTGCTGGGCGTGGCCGTGCAGTGGCTGGACCCCGACCCGGGGCGTATCTGGCAGGACCACATCGGTAAGGGCATCGTCGCGGGTTTGGCCGCGGCCGGCCTGTATGACGTCACCCGGCCTTCTGGACAGGGACCCACTCACACCGTATAATCGCACACATGAGCGATAAGGCACTAGTCCCCGACCCGGACACCTTCGCGGTGCCCGGGTCGGCCTTTTCCTACGATCTTTGGACTGCCGGAACAGAAGTTTTTATCTGTAACGTTCCGTGGGACGCTGAATACAACAACGTGGTAAAATTCGGTACGCCGGGAGAACTCAAGGATTACCTCCGGGAGTCCCCCGGAAAGCACATAAAGCTTGACAACATATCGTATGCCCGCCCCGATCAGGACATCATCCTTGATATCCCGGTGAACGAAGCCTACAAGTACAATTATATTTGGGTGCACAATGCCGCCACTCACAATGACGTTCCCGGGGATTACTTTTATTTTATTCGCGGTGTTTCCCATGTCGCCCCTCAGGCCACGGCATTCCACCTCCAGCTTGACGTGTGGCAGTCGTTCACGTGGGAATTGGAACTCGGTAGGTGCTTTATTGAGCGTTCCCATTATGCCTTCAAGGTGTCGGGGGTTGATTCGGCTGATCAGATAAAGAATCTTCTGGTTCCCGAAGGGCTGGACCTCGGATCTGACTTGGTTGAATACTTTTACGACATCAATCAGATAAAAGCCCCGGAAGCGCGGGACCCTTATTCCATCGTCTTTCTTGCCTCTGCCGATCTGACGACTTCGCCGGGGAATGTTTCTGATCCTGTTTTGACGACTTCTCAGGGAACCCAAGTAATTCTTCACACGAACGTCCGGCATGTTGGTGTGAACAATCGTGGGGAGCACAAAACCTATACTGTCGGAATTGGTTCGGATATTTGGTTGTGCCCGATATCGGAATTCACTGCGGCGCTTTCAGCGCTGAAAGATGCCCCGTGGGCTTCCAAGTCTATTTATGGGTGCTATTTGGTTCCCGGGTTGGGCCGTTCTTCCGGTTATCCGTCGACGTCTTTTCTCGGAAGCAACAATTCGATCAACAAGTTGCAGGGCGGTGCCCGGGATTACAACCTCACGGTTGTGAAGGACATGTACCAAATTGCGCGGAATTATCTCCCGGCAAGGTACAGGCGTCTTTCAAAGCTTCTCACGTCCCCCTACAATGTGATTGAAATGACGACGTTCACGGGCACGTCCGTGATTCTGAAACCTGAATTCTTTGCGACCAAAGAACTTTCCGTGAGGGTTGGGATATCGAATATTCCACCCACTCCGAGAACCGTTATTTTCCCGGTGAATTATATGCGGCGCGACCTGAAAGACATGTATTCCGGCGCGTATCTAGACTCTGCCACATTGATAGCGAACTTCCCTTCACTACCCATTGTGTCGGATTCGTACACGGCCTTTATGGCTGAGAACAAAAACTCCCTTGCGGCCGGGTACGCTTCCGCTGACTGGGGATTCCAGAAGGCCAACATGGGAGCATCCAATGCTTTTTCTCAGGCAATGATGGGAATTGACGCCGCGAACCAGCAGGCACGGCTCGGCCAGCATGTCAACAACATGAACGCCGGCTTGGCTTCCGACATGAATTTGGGTAAATCAATTCAGGCGGGCGCGAATGCCGCAATCAATGGCATTGCATCGGCCCTTCAGGGCAACGTCGGCGGTGGCCTTTTCTCGGGCGCAATGGGCGTCGGAAACGCCTTTGCCGACTACAACCTGAATCAACACCAAATTACCCAATCCACCGCAATCAACAATTACGAACTTGGGGCATCTAACCAGATAAATACTAATTTGTCCCGGCAAATCGCGAACTCGAATCTTTCACTGGCGAAAGCTGTTGCATCGGGTGACAGGGCAATGGCAATACAATCCCTGAACGCCCGCGTACAGGACGCCAAAATGCTACAGCCCGGTGTTTCCGGGCAGCTGGGCGGCGACTTTCTGACGCTGATCCTCGAACAAGGTTTTACCGTCAACTTCCGTTTCAAGCGGATTGACGATTCCGCCCTGGTCAGAGTAGGAGAATACTGGCTGAGATACGGCTATGCGCTGAATCGCTATGCAAAGCCGAGTACTCTCACCCCGATGAGTAATTTTACTTATTGGAAGATGGCGGACGTGAATTTTGCCCGGTTCGACTGCCCCGAGTTGTACAAGAACACCATTGCCGGCATATTCATGCGCGGAACAACTATTTGGAAAAAGCCCCGCGACATTATTTACCTTGATATCGCAGACAATGAATTGACGGCCTCAAAGGAGGTTTTGTAATGACCAAACGTAAAGGGCAGAACCCCTATGATGCATATTCTCGCTTTCTGCCCAGAAAAGCACAGAATGCTCAGGCGGGGCGCGCCATTGGATATTTTGACAAACTTTACGAATGGTACATGGCGCGCGTTGAGTGGGAAGGGATGCCGGAAGAGATTGACCGCCGATACGTGGAAGACGCACTTGCGTGGGGTGGATTGGTGGTTTTCTATTTTGACCCGCGGCTTGGCGAATTCGTTTGCCTTTCCGCCACCCAGACCAACGCTTTGGATATGTACGGAAACCCCACAGAGTTCCTCACCAACCCGCGCGGGGCATACACGCCGGTTCGTCTTTCCATTGATGATTGCGTACCTATTTGGGGCACGAATTCGCGTGTAGGTGTGATCGACAATCTCATGGATTTTGCTGAACGTCTCGGCACAATAGACACCACACTTGACATCCTGGTTCAGGGAATGCGTGTCACCCGCATAATAACCTGCCCCGAGGAACAGCGGCATACTTATACACAAATAATGAAGGAACAGCAGGACGGCACCCCCGTCATTTTCGGGTATGATTCTCTTGACATATCCGCAATCAATGCACTAGATCTGAAAATAGACCCCAACCTTTTGCCGCGTTTGCGACATGAGTTCAATCAAGTTTGGCGCTCTGCAATGACATTCATGGGAATCACAAGCGTCAATGAAGACAAAGCGGAACGGCTTGTCGCGGATGAGGCATCCGGGCAGGACGGGCAGGTTTTGATATCTCGGAATTCTTTCATTCAGCCGCGTAAATTGGCGGCTGAAGAGATTAACCGCAAATTCAATCTAGACATACGGCCGAAGTGGTGTTTCGACCCCGAATCCATTCCGGACCTGCTGCTCACTGAGGAAGCAGGTGCTTTGAATGTCTAGATACACAATGCCGTTTTCCACTGCTTTGGAGTATGCGAAGAAAATGGGAATCCCCACAGGATTGGAAGATTATCCGATATTCGATGAAGCCTACCGGGAGCGGCTGAATGGCCTGATCGTGGACACCTACATGTTCCGCGAAATCGGCTATGAGAGTCCGGAAATGTTCTTCAAGGCACTGGGCCGTAAAATGCGGCTCATCATGCCAACAATGAATCGAGCCTATCTTGCAATCAAAACCGAGGACGGCACAATACTGGACACCTACCGGAGCCACAACCGCACAACCGGGACTTCTGAGACCACCGGCTCCGAGAGTGGAAACACCAAGGCGAAGTCCACCACGAGCAGCGGCGTGCTCAACTCGAATTTTCCTCAGCAGACGCTTGCAAGCAATGGGGACTATGCGACCTCAGGAACACAGAATGTCACCAAGGGTGACAACACAACGGATTCCACTGGATCGTCTGCGTCGCACAATGACAACTCACAAACGTCCGACTCCTACGGCCGCTCCGGATCCTATGCGCAGTTGTTGAACGAGTATTTTGAGTCATTCGTGAATATTGACGAGGTCGTTATCGCGCGGCTGGCTCCTTTGTTCATGGGAATTTGGGGCGGGCAGGATTCATTCTTTGCCTCGGATTCCATATTCGCCGGCTGCGTATATCCCTATCCCTACTACCCATTTAGAAGGTAAAATGCCTGACAATAAAGATTGGATCATCAATCCTCTGCCTGAAATTGGCCCCATCAATTCCGTTGTTCCTTGGACCTATGGTGACGCCTATTCGTTTCTTGAAATTCTCACGGAAACCCGTGAGAAAATGCAAGAGATTCTCAAAGGTTTTACGGTTCAGGACAAACGAATTCGTGATTTTATTAATGATTCAACCAACAAGATCAACGAGTTCGTAGCCAAATTCGTTCATCACACTGTGACGGATGATGAAAATGGAATCATTCATTTTGCAATGATGAATGGCTCTGAGGTTCTGACGTACACCACAAAGCAATTTGACAAGGTGTTCGGTGATTACAAAAACACCACGGACAAGAAAATTGAGGCAGCCAGAAATGAACTCAACGCTGCATTGACAACCGCACGGCAGCAGCTCACCCAGCAGCTGAACGCATTGGACTCCCGGCTCACCCGGGAGACCGACCTGAAAATCGAGGACCTCAGGAAATTTGCCGAAAAGAAGGCGAACCGCTACTACCACGTAGTTACCGACTATGGAGCTGCCGGAAACGGAATCACCGATGACAGCGAAGCAATCGAAAAGGCAATCACGGCAGCCGGGAAGGGCGGCCACATATACTTTCCGAAAGGCACCTACAAAGTAACCCGCACACTAACATTCCTGCCCGACCAATACATTGAAGGAACCTCCGGGTCGTGGGGCGACAATGTCCCGAACTCCGCAATCAAATTCGATATCCGAGACGGCAAGGGCGTGTACTGCGAGTACGGTAACGTGTTCGAGCGCATGCGCTTCGACGGACCAGGATTCAATATCCTTGGCGCCATTGGCTTGCACATAAAAAGCTACGCGACCGTCCGCGACTGCGGCTTCTACCACTGGGATCGTGCCGTGTATTGCGAGCAGAACTGGTACACCGGAATAGAGCGTTGTAAATGGTACTGGAACAACTGCGCCATTGACATCAATTACTGCTACAACATTGCCATTGTAGAGCCGCACATAATAGCCGATCGCGGCGACAAACGCGGCACTGACGGAATACGCGTCCGTGAAGGCTCCATGGTCCGGATCACCGGCGGAGCCATAGAGGCCTACCAGACCGCCATTTCCATGGAGGCCAGCTGCTCCGTTCTTGCCACCGGCTGCTACTTCGAAACCGACAAACAGATTACTGCAGAGCAGCGGCGTGGAGTGCACTTCAAGGGCGCCAACTCGTCTCTCACCATGATCGGATGCCAAGTTTATGTGCCCAACCACAAGGCATTTATAGACGCCACCAGTGGCGGAGCCGGCGAGAACATAAACATGATCGGCAACTTTTACAAAGGCGGCACTGCAAACGAGGATGCTGGTTTCATCATTGACACCAATGAGTCCAATCCCGGAGCAATGCAGATAGTGGCCATTGGCGAGAACAACACCAACACGTCCCACAATGCTTATCGTTATGTGCGGCCCAGAATGGTGGAATCGGGTATCTACACCTTCCCCTATCGGGCATTCCCGTCCCGTGGCGGAAACAAAACCACCGTGGCAGGAAAGAATCTCGCCGTGCCTCTTGGTGGCTCCGTCGTGACCGGCTACGGGGATTCGCTTCCCTCTTTCGGAGATGAAAAGAATATGTGGGGCGCAATGTACTGGCATTCCGGGAAAAACAAACTCTGTATTTTCACCCCCGAGGGATGGAAGTTCGCCGACGGAACGGCCGTGTAGTGACATTCAGCACACCCGAACTCAATGTAACAATCCATGTACTGGGATTGGTGGAATCCAATCTCAGCTACACGGATATATACACCGGGGACCCCATCACCATCGGCATCATGCAATGGTATGGGGTCCGTGCCGGACGCCTGATATCGCGAATACGCAAATACGATCCCGTTGGCTATGCAATGCTCCCGGGTAGATTGAAGCAGAAGCTGGAATCTCAGGGACCGTCGAATGACTCGTGGAATTCACTTTGGTTGCGAAAAGAGGAATTGCAGCCAATTCGGAATGTCATGGTACGGCCCCTGGTGAAATGGGTGCAACACGTCACCGCGAACCAGGACATGGGCGACTATCTGGTTCGAGCAAAGAAACTTGGAATCGATCCAGACGTAGTTCCCAAGACCGCAATCATGTTCATCGTGTCCAATCATCAATGGCCTGTTGGAACCAACAAGGCCGTGAGAATAGCTGGCTCGAATCCGTCCCTGGACAAATACATGTCCGCTTTGCGTGCCGTGGGCGGCTCATTCACAAAATATTGGAGCCGTTACACAAAAGCGAAAGCCGCAATAGACAAGTGGGATACGTCGCCGCCATTCAAGGGCTACACCATGAAGCCCGGAATGCGCGGCGGCGTGGAAACCGATCCCTATGCCGGAGACACACTCCCCGGAACACCGGGAGGGGACGACGGGGGCGGAGGGGGAGACCCATCACCCGAACCAAAACCGCCCGACGACGGGGACAATTCCGGCTCCATTGAAGTCAAATATCTTCACGAGATAAACGGCACAATGTGGGCTGTCTTCTCGGATAACAAAAGACAGCAATTCTCAAAGGGATATGGTGGAATATGGCGTCCGAAAGGCCATAAATCATCCGGGCGCGTTCCCGGCTCGGATGACGATGACGACACACCCCCTACACCGCCGAACCCTGGTCAGCCATCCGGTAAATTCTCGCTGCCCGTTGCGAAGGGTAAATACCGGATATCCGCGGCCTGGGGCGCAACCGGCGCGTGGGCCCGGTATCACACAGGCACAGACTTCGCCGGTGCGGCCGGCACCCCTTTACTGGCCGTCACGGACGGCGTCGTGGTCGGCGACACGGCCGGCTCATGGGCCGGAAACCACGTGGCCATCCAGTCCACGGCCACGGGGGAGAGCTACATGTATTGCCACGCCAGCAAGGTCCTGGTGAGCAAGGGCCAGAAAGTCACGGCCGGGCAGACGGTCGCCCTGATGGGGCAGACCGGAAGGGCTTTCGGGGTGCACTGCCATTTTGAGTACTATCCGAAGGGGATAACTCCGGGTAATATTTATTCCTCCAAGGATTGCATTCCATGGTTGAAACGATTGGGGCTCAACCCATGAGCAAGTTCTATTGTTTTGATGCTATTGATGCCAAGAACGGTACCTACAACTTCATTGTTGGAGGCCGTGGCATTGGCAAGACGTATGGTGCAAAGAAAAGGGTAATTCTGGACTTCCTCCGATATGGACATCAATTCATTTATCTTCGCAGATATCGCGAAGAAAGAATGGCGGCAGCCAACTTTTTCGCCGATGTTGGGCAGGAATTCCCTGATGATGAATTCCGCGTGCATCAGCACGAGTTGCAGCACAAAACGCCCGATGACAAGTGGGAGACAATGGGCTACGTGGTCGCATTGTCAACCGCTCAGAAGCTCAAATCGAAAGTGTTCAATGAAGTCCATACCATCATCTTTGATGAATTCATTCTTGAGAAAGGATTCACCCGGTACATTCCCGGCGAAGCCAGTGCATTCAACAATTTTTATTCGACCGTGGACCGGTGGAACGATAGAGTCAAAGTATATTTTCTCGCCAATGCCGTATCCATCAATAATCCCTACTTCGTCGCCTACAAAATAGACGCGGATAGAGAATGGGTAAAGCGTAAACGCGGCTTCATTGTCGTCCACTTCCCCCAATCCACTGAATTCAACAATGAAGCGGAGAAAACCAAATTCGGACAATTCATAGCCGGAACGGAATACTCCGATTACGCGCTCGGGAACCAATTCGCGGACAATACGCCAAAAATGATTGGCGAAAAACCGCCTTCCGCACGCTACTTCTGCTCTGTTGAGATAGAGGGATATTGGATATCCTTGTGGAAGTTTGAAAGACAGGGAAAACGGTGGTTCTATGGGTCCTCCAAACAGCCAAAAGAAACTATTGAATTCACAATGGACCCAAACAAGGTGACGGAAGAATGTGTTTATCTGGCCAAGAATGCTGACTTGACAAAGGCGTTCCGGACAGCATTCGGACATGGTCGCATGTTGTTTGACAAGCCGGCAACCCGGAATCAATTCCTGTCCATTTATTGACAAAAAGAAAAGGCCCCGCATTGTGCGGGGCCTTTTGTCAGTCAGAGAGTTTGGATGCAGTGAAGGTGATGTAGGCTTTGTGTGCTTTGATCAGCAGTTTCGTGAATTCGCTGTACTCCTTGAAGCTCAAAAAGTCATGCAAATACATGATTCCGGCCATGTTGAGTGAAGATTCGAAAGATTCGACGCAAGCGTCAATCGCGTTGGTGAAGTTTTTTCTGATCCTCGGGTCGTGGTGATCGTTGACCTCTTCCCTAACCTCATCGAGGATGTCGTAGAATTCATCCATTGTACTTGTAATCTTTCCATTCCTTGATCTTGATGATCAACGTGTCACAGCGCCGTTTTGCAGTCGCGGCAGCATCCGCTTTCATGTCGCGTGCTTCACGCGCAGTAATCTGATCGCCTTCGTACAGTCGTGAAGCCAGATAGACCTTGTGTTCGTACTCATCCTCGATCCCGATCAAAACTCGCTCGGGGAACCACTTCATGCGCGAATCCTTGAAGTGATCGATCATTTCGCGCACGTCTGCAAAACACTTCAGATTCATTCAATTTACCCTTTCTTGAGAGGGTGGCGCCTGGTGCGGCGCCACCCTGATTTGTTGATTGCGTTGAAGGTGCTCAACAGTGCGTAATGGGTAATCTGGTTTATTTTCCTCCTTGAAAGCTTCAATCAGAAGCTTGATTCGTTTGATGGCCAGTTTGATGGCCTGATGTTCGACGAACTCCCGTTCCTCTTCCGAGAGTTTTATCGCGTGAATCATTGACAGCTTGTGCCTGTGAAGCGTGAAATCAAGGTCTCTCAGGCCTTGACGTCTCATGTTGAGCGGCGCGTTGCCAATGATGTCTTTGGCCTCGTTGACCAGTTCATTGAGTGTCACCGCATAAGTTCCCGTTCCCATTCAGGCACTTCGTGCTTGTCCCATTTTTCTTCTCGCTTGCGGAGTGCTTTGGCGTAGATGGCCTCCACCGATGCCAGCTCCTCCATTGCCTTTTCGATTTCTCGAAAATCGAGATCGCCGTAGGTGTAGTGATTCAGAATTTCTCGGCGAATTTGTTCGAACACGATATTCTCCTATGGTTGTTTGTGAATCGTGACCTCTGTTGAATTTTCATCCTCGTAGTCAAACTTGAGTTTCGCTGTTCTGTTTCTTCCCTTGTTTGACCTTGTGCCTCTAGGCTACCGCCTAAATTTCTGACTGTCAACTCTGACGCTAGAAAATTTTTTCTCGGCGTTTCGTTCGAATATGAAGTTGAGGAATGAAAAAAATCCGCTCCCCGGCCGGAGGAAGAGCCGGGGAGCGGTGCAAAATCGAGGGAGTGATTAGCTCTCGATGACCTTGCGCAACTTGGACTCGCTGAAGCCGTACAGGCGGGCGACAGCGTCAACAGGGAGCCCATGGGACTCAACGTCCGCCACGGCAGCTGCCAGCGCCACCTCCTTAGCGACGTCGAAAACAGCGCGGGCCTCACTCCACTGCTTGATTGCATCGATGTTCATGGTTGTTTCCTTCCGTGTGGTTGTGGTTGTTCCAGTGTAATGCTGGGGGGACTATTGTGTCAATCTCCTTGACAGAGGCGCACCAGGCGGTAGGCAAACTCCCGGCGACGTTCTTCGCGTGCCTCCACCACCTGCTGTGGGTCAAGGCCGGGCTTCAGCGCGTCCATGGAGATTGCCATCATGCGTTGCACTGTTTCAGCGCTCATCACGTTATAGGCATGTTTTAGATCAAGTGTGGTGGGATGAACAATCACACCATAAACCAGAAAATAGACCAGAGAATTAAAACATTCAATTTCTTCGTAATGATAAAACAACGCCGATTTAAGTTCAGCGCATATCTCATTGAGTTCTTGATTCCAGTAGCCGTTCGCGATAATATGCCACCCGACTTCTCTTAAGTCCGAATAGTCTAATGGCGTATCGCCATTCATTTTCTTTTTTCCTTTCCGTGTGGCTTGTGGTTATTAGATTAGGT